CCATGACGGGAACCCGGTGATGAATTCGTGCGTGGCGAATGCCATCACGGTCAAAGACCCCGCCGGCAACATGAAGATCGACAAAGAGAAATCGAACAAGGGCGCGTCCGTCAGGATCGACGGATTGCAGGCAGCATTGATGGCGCTTGGCACCGCCAAGAGGTTTGAGCCGGAGGCAAAAATGGATCTCACCGACTTCCTGGCAAGCCCGATTATGGCGATGGGCGCATGAATGCCTTCGTGAAAGCGGCAGCTGCACCGTTCAAGCTCTACAGCGCCATCAAGGATGAGGTGGCGAAGGAGCGTAGGCTGCGCCTAAATGATGGAATTGGGTGGTCGACCTTTGGCGGTCGCACCAGCAATGCTGGCAAGGTCGTAACACTCGACAGCGCAATGCAAGTCGCCACGGCGTGGGCATGCATCAAATTGAGCGCTCAAGCTGTTTCTTCATTGCCTCTGAAGGTTTTCGATAAGAGGGGTGGTGACAATCGGGTCCAGATTGATGACGACATTGCTGATGTGATCGGGTCAGATGGAAGCCCGAACGAGGACCAGACGCCGCTTGAGTTCTGGGAGGGCATTGTCGCGTGGTTGATGACCACAGGGAACGCGTATGCAGAACGGGTAACCGTTGGCAGGTCATTGTCGTCTCTACAGCCTATCATGAGCACGCATTGCCGACCCGTGCGATTGACAGACGGGACCCTGGTCTATCGCGTCAATGACCGCGGGAAGGCAGAAGACCTGCCCCGCGATAAGGTCTTCCATGTGAAAGGCTTCGGGCAGGGGCTGAAGAATGCGGATGAGGGACTGTCTCCGATTGCTGCGGGCACGAATTCACTTGGTGCCGCAATGGCCGCGCAGGAGGCGGCTGGTAGAACGTTCGCAAACGGTATGCGCCCTACAGGCTTCTTTCTGTTCGACCAGGTGCTGGACAAAAAGCAGCGCGAGATGGCGCACGCGGCATTGGTGTCCCCTCTTCAGGGAAGCTCCAACTCCGGGGGTGTCGGCATCCTTGAGGCTGGCGTGAAGTGGCAAAGCGTATCTCTCAATCCCGAAGATGCGCAGATGCTGGAAACCCGTCGCTTTGATGTGGAAGAAATCTGCCGTTGGTTCGGCGTTCCTCCGATCATCATTGGCCATGCTGCGCAGGGGCAAACCATGTGGGGCTCCGGCGTGGAGTCGATCCTCATCGCTTGGCTGACACTTGGTATCGATCCGATTTGCGACCGTATCGAGGCTCGCATCAAGAAACAGCTGATCCGCCCGACAGGCAATCGCAAACGCTACGCTGAATTCAACCGTGAAGCGCTTCTGCAGATGGATTCTCAGGCCAAAGCAGCATTCCTGTCGCAGATGGTCAACAACGGCCTGATGACCCGGAATGAAGGTCGCGCGAAGCTCAATCAAAGCCGAAGCGCTGACCAGAACGCCGACAAGCTTACGGTCCAGTCCGCAATGGTCCCGCTCGATGCTCTCGGTCAGCAGACGGAAGGAAACCAGGCTCGCGCCGCACTCATGGCGTGGCTGGGCATCAACCAGGAGAAGCAAGACGATGAGCATGCGTAAGCTGCCGCAGGCGGAAATCTCGGCGCGGCCAGGACTCCGAACAGAGGTCATGCCTTCGGCCCTCAATCGATGGAACCCTGAAGTTCATGCTGCCGCCACCGAGGATACGGACAACTCGATTTCTATCCTCGACGTGATCGGCCAGGACTTCTGGGGTGAAGGGGTGACCTCAAAGCGGATAGCCGCGGCACTTCGGTCCATCGGGAAGCAAGATGTTGTCGTCAACGTCAACAGCCCAGGAGGAGACTATTTCGAAGGTCTCGCGATCTACAATATGCTGCGCGATCACCCCGCAAAGGTGACGGTGAAGGTTCTAGGGATTGCCGCATCTGCGGCCTCTGTGATCGCGATGGCCGGCGACGAGGTGCAGATTGCACGGGCCGGGTTCCTGATGATCCACAACACATGGGTGGTGGCAATGGGCGACCGCCACCAGTTGCGAGATGTCGCAGACTGGCTTGAGCCGTTCGACGCCATGGCCGTGGATATTTATGCCGCGCGCACCGGAATCGCGCCCAAGGACCTCGGTAAAATGCTTGACCGTGAGACATGGATCGGCGGTTCGGATGCAGTTGAACAAGGCTTCGCGGATAGTCTTCTTGCCTCGGACGAAGTATCGACCAAAGCCAAGAATGAAATGGGCAGGCAAGTATCCGCTGCCCATAAGCTGGACGCGCTACTTGCGCGAGCCGGTGCATCGAGATCGGAGCGGCGCGAGCTTGTTGCCGCTCTGAAAGGGGGCATGCCTGGCGCTGTCCCAACCGGCATGCAGGACGCTGCCGTCATTGCAGAGGTTGAAAGCCTCCTCGCTTCAATCCGGTCGATCTGACCGCCAAACGAAAACAGGTGAACCATGAAAATCTTCGCTCTCTGCGGAGCCCTTGCGCTTGCGCTCGTGGCCGCCGCTTTCCATGGCGTCCTGCCTGCAAGTGAGCTTGCGCAGCACGCATCCACTTTCCTCGGTGACGGGGGAACTCTTTCGGCCATGGGACTAGCTGCCATTGGCCACCGAAACATGCCGCGGGCTTCCCTCGCGGCCCTGATGGCTGCGCGACCCGCCGGTGTGATCGGCGCCCCGCGCAACGAAGCAAACCCCGGCAAGATCGAGGAACTGCTGAAGGACGTGAAGCAGGAACTGACGCGCATCAGCGATGATGTGAAGAAGACTGCCGAGGACGCCCTGAACCAGACCAAGGATCAGGGGAAGACCACCGACGAGTTGAAGCACAAGGCAGACGAGCTGCTGACCAACCAGAAGGCACTCACCGACGCCCAGCAGAAGCTCACCGACAAGCTGGAAGCGCTGGAAACGCGCAACCAGGATCTGGAGCAGAAGCTTGCTTCCGGTCGCAACGGTCCCGGCGACGAGCGCAAGAGCTTCGGCGAAGAGGTCGCCAATCACGAGCAGATGCGTGCCTTCGCGTCCAATGGCTGCAAAGGTACGATGCGCATCGCTCTCCCGGTCAAGCAGGCAATTACGTCTGTGAAGCCGGGCGGTGGCGGCCTGATCTGGTCGGATCGCGAAACGGCAATCGTCGGCATTCCGATGCGGCAGATGACGATCCGCAACCTGCTCACGCAGGGCCGTACCGGGTCTAACGCGATCGAGTATGCCCGGCAGACGACCCGCACCAACAATGCGGCGATGGTCTCTGAAGGCGTCCAGAAGCCGGAATCCACCTACGCCTGGGACCAGGCGACGGTGAACGTCCGCACGATCGCTCACTGGGTGCATGTCTCCCGGCAGGCGATGGAAGATGCTGGCCAGCTTCAGACCGAGATCGACAGCGAGCTTCGCTACGGTCTCATGCTGAAGGAGGAGGAGCAGCTTCTGAAGGGCGACGGCACCGGTCAGAACCTGTCCGGTCTGGTTACCGAAGCGACGGCCTACTCGGCGGCGTTCGCGGTGACGGGCGAAACGATGATCGACACCATGCGCCTGGCGCTTCTGCAGGCTTCGCTAGCCGAATACCCGGCGGACGGCATCGTCCTTCATCCCACGGACTGGGCACGCATCGAACTGACGAAGGATGGCGAGTTCCGCTACATCTTCGCCAACGTGATGCAGATGGCCGGACCGCAGATGTGGGGCCGTCCGGTGGTGGACACCCAGGCGATGGACGAGGACGAATTCCTTGTCGGCGCCTTCCGCATGGCCGCGACGATCTACGACCGGATGGATCCGGAAGTGATCGCATCGTCCGAGGACCGCGACAACTTCGTCAAGAACATGATCACGGTTCGCGCCGAGGAGCGTCTTGCTCTCGCGGTGAAGCGCCCGGCCGCCCTGATCACGGGCGATTTCGGCAACGTTTCCGGCTGATCGATCGGCTCATCACGGGGAGCGGCTTCCGGGCCGCTCTCTCCATGAACCGAAGGAGAGAGCCATGCAGATCAAACCACTTCGCAGCATGGTCGGTAGCTATGGCAAGATCCGAAAAGGTATTGAGGCCACGGTTGACGATCATATCGCGCAGCAGCTTGTGAGGCGCGGCGTAGCTGTTCCTGCCCAGACCGGGGAGGGAGCTAAGCAGGCATCCGCGCGCCCTTCGAAGGATGCCCGCCATGGTGGCCGGACTGGAGGCGGAAAACAGTCGTCATCGTTGCCGGGGGCCCAAGCGTCGAAGGCCAGCCGCTCGACCAGGTGAATGGCCGCGCCAAGGTTATTGCTATCAATAACTCCTGGCAGCTCGTGCCATGGGCAGACATCCTCTATGCCTGCGACTTCGCATGGTGGGAGAGATATCGGGGCGTGCCTGAGTTTGAAGGGCTGAAGTTGTCCGTGGATGCCTCTGCATGCCGAAGGCCGTGGGGCATTCAGAAAGTCGGCTTGAACAAGCATGATGATGGTCTTGAGCTTATGAAGCTTGGAACTGTTGGGTGGGCTGGAAACTCCGGCTTTCACTGCCTGAATCTCGCGGTTCAGATGTGGCCGGCCAAGATCATTCTCGTCGGCTTCGACATGCGCGTTGACCTCGGGCTTCATTGGCATGGACCGCACAAAGGCTTGAACAATCCTTCGCAGCGGAATGTGGAACGCTGGCGGCGCTGCATGGATGCTGTGGCCGGCGCAATTCGCGAGTTCGGCATTGAGGTTATTAATGCCAGCCCAACCTCCGCTCTCAAAAACTATCCAAAGATGGGACTTATGGAGGCGATGGAATGCTGATCAGGCTCTCCGTTCCTGCTGCTCTTGCCGTGCCTCTTGCAGACGTAAAGCTCGCGCTGCGCATCGATTTCGATGATGACGATGATCGGCTCGAAAGCCTGATCTCGGCAGAGACACAGCGTTATGAGGATTTCACTGGACGCATCATGGCACCAGTGGATCTGGAGTATCGCTTTGACCGCTGGGGTGATCCGCTGTGCATCCCCGTGGCGCCGGTTCGGGAAGTGACCGAGGTTGTCTATCTCGACAGCGCCAATGTGGAACAGACGGTTCCCGCATCGGACTGGTACAGCCTCACAACCGATGAAGGCGTTGAAGTCTGGTTCAATGACACGTTTTCCATCCCGACACTGACCACGCGAGGGCAGGCGGTACGGGTTCGGTTCCGTGCCGGATATGACCAGCCGAACGCGAGCGGTTCGGGTGACGATCCTGAGCTCGCTTCAAACGCGGTTGATCGCATCAACATCATTCGGATGGTGCAGTGCATTTATGATCTCGATGAACTGATGCCGGATATTGAGATGATCCGTACGATGGGCAACCGGAGGATTTTCCGTTGATCCATCCAGAGGCCGCCATCCATCCCCAAGCGCTGGTCGATGGCGTCACTATTGGCGCGCGCACCGTGGTCTGGCAATTCGCCACTGTGATCCTTGGCACGAGGATCGGAGAGGATTGCAGTGTTGGCGCTGGCGCCGTTCTTTCCGGGCCGCGCTTCGGGAACCGGTGCAAGATCAGCTCCGGCGTTGTGATGGGCCCCGGCTTCTGGATCGGTGACGACGTATTTGTCGGGCCGAATGTCGTTCTGGCCAATGACATGTGGCCGGAGGTTTCGACGGAAGGCTATGACGACGCGCGGTTGCGTGGTGGAAAGCGCTTCGCAGTTATGATCGAGGATGGTGTTTCCATTGGTGCGAATGCCGTTGTTCTGCCAGGCGTGCGGGTGGGTAAGGGAAGCGTGATCGCGGCGGGCGCGGTGGTGGATCGCAATGTTCCAGACGGTTTCTTGTTCCGGCGCAATGGATATCTGAGCGAGGTGCCGCAGGATCGTCGCCAGAAACGTATGAGGCTGGTCGATCAATGCTGACCGTCTGCACGCTGCTTTGGGATGCGAACAGCCGTTCCCGTGATTTCTCGCGCATGTATGACGAGGAATGGGTGCACAAGCTCTATCGGGGCTTCCGGCGCAATCTGACTGTGCCGTTCCGCTTCGTGTGCTTCACGGATCGGCCGCGCATCTTCGATCCCGGTATTGAGCAGGATGCCATTCTTGCCAAACGCCCTGACTACGGCGCATGCATCGAAGCTTACCGCACAGACGGACCCATGATCCTTGCAGGTCTGGATACCGTGATCGTGGGCAACATCGATCATCTGGCGACATGGTGCGAGAAGGCGGGCGTGCAGGCGCTACCGCGCGATCCCTATCACCCTCGCGTTGCCTGCAATGGTGTGGCGCTTGTTCCGCGTGGCTGGACGCGCATCGCCCACCAGCACAAAGGCGAGAATGACATGGAGTGGGTACGCCAGTTTCCGCACCGCTTCATTGATGATCTCTTCCCCGGCGAGGTGGTGAGCTTCAAGGGGCATGTGAAGAAGCGCGGGCTGGGCAACGCCCGCATCGTTTATTTCCACGGGCAAGAGAAGCCGCACCAGTTGCCAAGCATTGGTTGGATCAAGGAGCACTGGATCTGATGGCAAAGCGCTCCGCCGGCACGCTGGACAGGACGATCACGATCCAGCGATTTACATCCACGATCAACGAGTTCAACGAGCAAATTCAGGCGTGGGCAGATTTCATCACGATCCGCGCCGCCCGCCGTGATGTCTCGGATGGTGAGAAATACGCCGCCGGGCAGGTGGGTTCGTCCCTTTCGAGCCGTTTCGTGGTGCGTTCGTCTGCAAAGGCCAGGACGATCACGCCAACTGACCGTCTTGTCCATGATGGCGCTTCGTACGCGATACATGGGGTCAAGGAGGCAGATGAGGGCCGACGCAGGTTCATCGAAATTTCGGCTGCGAAAGACGGCGACTGATGGTCACTACCGTCAAGATTGAAGGCCTGAAAGAGCTTGAAAAGGCACTGGAGGAATTGCCCCGCGCCACGGGCAAGAGTGTTCTGCGCCGTACCTTAAAGAAGGCCGCCCAGCCCGTCGCGGAAGATATGAGAGCACGAGCACCGGATGATCCGGCTACCCATGGTAACGATTTGAAATCGAGCATTGGGGTCAGCACAAAGCTATCCAAGCGGCAGGCGCGCATTCACCGTAAGATGTTTAGAAGCGACAAGGCATCGGTGGAAATGTTTGTCGGAGCCGGAGCCCTGCCGCAGGCGCACCTTCAGGAATTCGGGGCCCCACAACATGGGCCGCAGCCATTCGCCCGACCGGCATGGGATGGCAATAAGATGCAGGTCCTGGAAGCGATCAAGGACACCTTGGGGGCCGAGATTGCCAAAGCGGCGAAGCGGCTCGCAAAGAAGCGTGCGAAAGGCTGATCATGGAAGAGGCATTGATTGCTCTCCTGGCGTCTGTTGCCGGGGGGCGGCGCTATTGGGTGAACGCGCCCGCAAAGCTGCCGGACGGGTCGCTCCTGCCTAAGCCGTATGTGGTTCTCAATCGCATCACGGGCTTTCGTGACTACGCGATGAAGGGCGCTACCGGCTTCGTGGAAAGCCGCGTCCAATGTGATGTCTATGGCGACACATACACGTCCGCCAAGACAACCGCCCGGGCACTCGTTGCGGCGCTGTCCGGATATCGAGGAACAGTAGGACAAACCGACATTCAAGGGATCATGATCGACACCGAGCGCGATCTGTTCACTGCGGATGCCGGTGACGTTCAGCGCCTGTTTCGCATTTCAATCGACATCATGATCTACCATGGAGAAACGTCATGACCGATGCTTCCATCGGCTACCTTTCCGAGTTTCGGCTTGGCGATGGTGGCTCACCTGAAACCTTTACCGCTGTCGCGGAAGTTTTCAGTATCACGCCGCCGAGCGATACGGTGGATGTGGTCGACGCCACGCACATGCTCAGCCCCAATCGGACGCGCGAGTTTATTGATGGTCTGATCGACCCCGGCGAAGCCTCGTTCGAAATGAACTTCATCCCTGGCGGTGATGGTGATGATGCCATCCAGGCGTGGAAGGCTGCCGGTGGCGCGAAGACGTGCCAGATCAAGTACCCGAACGGCGTCACATGGACATTCACTGGCATCCTGACCGGTTATGAGCCGACCGTGCCGGTTGATGATCGCATGACGGCCACGGTAACGCTCAAGGTGACAGGTTCCTACGTTACTGGCCTGGAGAGCTAGCACATGGCCAATCCACATCGCGGGCAAGTCGCCATAACCGTTGGCGACTTGGAGCTCACGCTGTCATTTTCAGTCAATGCGATCTGCGAGTTGGAAGATGCTCTCGATCTTCCAGTATCCAAGATCGCAGAGAAACTGAATGACCCCGAAAACTTGCGCATGTCGCTGGTTCGCACCGTGATCTGGGCGGCCCTGCAGGATTCGCATCCAGAGATTGACATGCAGACGGCCGGGAATATCGCAACCGTGGCCGGCACTGCGAAGATCATGGAGAAGGTCGGAGAGGCCTTTCAGATCGCATTCCCAGATGCTCAGAAGGGCGGTGCATCACGCCCTCGGCGGGCGCCAGCAGCGAAGATATAGACTGGCTGGCGCTGCTCACGTCATGGGTAGAGGCAGGGCAAGAGCCTTCCCTTTTCTGGTCTCTCACGCTTCGCGAAATCAACGCCATCCTAGCCGGTTGCGCAAATCGACTGAAAAGGCAACGGAACGAGAGTGCCTGGATGAGCTGGCATATCGCCGCCATGACGCGGGTGAAGAAAATGCCAAAGCTCAAAGACTTGATGGCGGGCGAGAAGAGGCCGCCACGTCGGCAATCAATCGATGAGCAAATCGCTATCGCCAAGCAATGGACGATAGCCCTTTCCCGAAAGAGGTAGAACATGGCCGGATCGTCCGTAATTGGCGCCCTGCGCGTTAACCTCGGGATCGACAGCGCACAGTTCCAGACTGGCCTCAAGCAGGCACAGACCGGCGTTGAGCGCTTTGCAAAGATCGCGAAGACCGGACTGCTCGCTGCCGGTGCCGCCGCGACGGCTGCTGCTGGTGGCTTGGCCGTAATGGTAAAAGGTACGATCAACAGCGCCGACGAGATGGCGAAGGCCAGTCGGAGCTTCGGGGTTCCCATCGAGGAACTGTCGCGCCTCAGATATGCGGCCGATCTTTCGGGTGTTTCGTTCAGCAATCTCGGCAACTCGCTGCGTACGCTGAACAAGAACGCCTATGACGCATCGAACGGGACAGGTGCCGCAAAGGATGCATTTGCGGAGCTTGGCGTCAGTGTCGCGAATGCCGATGGCAGCCTGAAATCTGCCACCCAGCTAATGGGCGAAGTAGCTGACGCGCTCCAGAACGTCGATGACGAGACGCGCAAGGCGGCACTGTCAGGCAAAATTTTCGGAGAGCGGTACGGTCCGCAGCTCGCATCGCTTCTGGCTGGTGGCTCAGAGGGGATCAACAAGCTGACCGCTGAGGCCGGAAAGTTCGGCCAGGTGTTCACCGAGGAAATGGGAGCGAACGCCGAGCAGTTCAACGACAACATTTCCCGCCTTACCGGTTCGATTGGAAGCCTGGCGGCGAGCATCACGGCATCGATCCTTCCGGCCCTGACGCAGTTCAGTGATTTCGCGGTGTCTGTCGCTGCTGGGTTTAGTGAACTCGACCCGGCAATTCAGACATTCATATCGTCTGGCGCCGCTCTCACGGCTGGTTTGGCGGCACTGGCGATCCCGCTGGGCGCCGTTGCTCTCGCAATCGGGGCAATAGGTGCGCCGGTGATCGCCGTTTCCGCTGCCATCGCGGGACTGACCGCCGCTGTGGTTGCGTTCTATCCCCAGATCAAGGCGGTCGATGCCGCCGTCATGCAATGGGCGCGAAACTTCGATGCTGCGTTCCTCGAGATGCTGAACGCCGCCAAGACGAAGACAGCGGAGATCATCGCATCGGCGGGCGCGTTCGCTTCTTCATTCCTGCAGAAGTTTGTCGACTTGCATGTGCAGATGTACGAGATCGGCGTTCAGATCATGCAGGGGCTGTGGAACGGCATCAAGTCGATGTTCGGGACCGTCACTGAGGGGATTGCGAGTGTCGGCGCCAGCATCCGTGATCGCCTCAAGGGGCTTCTCGGCATTCACTCTCCCTCGACGGTTTTCCACGAGATCGGTGTGAACATCATGCAGGGCCTCGCCAATGGCATGAACAGCATGGCGAGCGGCGTCACGGATATTGCCGGTTCTGCCGCCGATGGAATCACGAGCTCGTTTGAAGGAATCGGCTCTGGCATTGCAGAGGCGATCAAGGGCACCAAGGAGTGGAAGGACGTGGCGCTCGACGCGATCCGCTCTGTCGCTACCTCGATCCTCTCCAACATGAACTTCGGTGGCGGCATCTTCGGCGGGCTGTTGAAAGGTTTGCTTGGTGGGTTGGTTGGTTTTGCCAATGGCGGCTCGTTCACAGTGGGCGGTGCTGGTGCGGTTGATAGCCAGCTCGTTGCGTTCAAAGCTACCCCAGGCGAGACCGTCGATATTCGGAAGCCCGGTCAGGATATGGGCGGCGGCGGGGCGCTTGATGTCCGCGTCTCCATGGACCGCAACGGCAATCTGCAAGCCTACGTGGAGCAAACCTCTGGCCGCGTTTCTGCTCAAGTGGTGCGGGCCGCTGCCCCTGGCATCATCGAAGGATCGACACAGGCCACACAGGCCGAGTCCCGTAATCGTCCAGGCTTCTTCCGGTAGGCGCGAATGTCATTCCCTCTCAAGACCATCGATCTATCGGACAGCATTTATCGCGTTCAATCCGGGACCTTCGGTCTGGTCCCCGACAGCGAAATGTTCACGTCGGCATGGGGCGCAGCCTTTCGAGTGAACGGCCCTCGCCATATGCGTTGGTCTGCTGAGCTGGAAATGGCTCCGCAATATGACGATGGTGCAGAGGACCGCAGGTTCAGCTGGGACATTACGATTGCCCGTATGATGGGCGGCTATGTCGGAATGAGGCTATATCACCCTCTGCATGACTATCCGCGGGGATATGGGGCTGGCATTTATCGCCCGCGTGATGACCATGACAGCCTCGGCGGCGAGTACCTGATCGACGGCAGCTATCATATCGATGGTTCCTATCACATCGATGGTGGGTCGACGCTCGCTTATGTCGATGAAGATGCGCCGCGTTATGCCGATAGCATCGTCATGAATAGCCTTTGGCCGTCGGTGATGGTGTTCAGGGCAGGGGATCATTTCAGCACTGGTGGCAATCTCTACATGGTTGCCGACGACTGCGAATCCGATGCGAACGGCAAATGTCGCGTGCCGTTCCTCTGGAAGCTTTGGAAACCGGCATTGGTTGGTGATCGGATCGATCTTCGCCGGCCTACCGGGCGCTTTGTGCTGTCTTCGAAAGACGTTGGCATGCAGCAGCACAACCTTATTTTCGGGGCAACCTCCCTAAGCGCGGTGGAAGTGCCCCATGTCGACTAGGTATCGCCGCTGGACGCTCGACCAAGTGCTCCGCTCCGGCAACGTCACGGATGTGGTGCTTGTGAAGCTCGATCACACGGACGGGCCGGTCTATCTCTGGAATGGCCTCGGGCTGCTCGACCATGACGGGGTGGAATGGCAGGGCGTGGGCCGGCTCGGATCGGTCAAGCTCGGCGCGGCAGATACCGAAGTGAAGATCAACGATGTGGTGTTCACGCTTTCCGGTATCGATGAGGAATATGTTTCCTACCTCGACAGCACTGTGAAGGGGTCCAAGGGATGGGTCTGGAAAGCCTTCATGGGGCCTGACTATCAGGTGCGCTTTACCGAGCTTCTGACTGAGTGCGAACTGGATCAGCCATCCTTTTCCATTGAACCGAATGGCACCGCCTCCATGACGGTGGCGGCAAATGGTGGCTTCTACTTCCTCGAAATCCAGTCTCGCGCCTATTGGGACACGGAAGAGCATCGCAACTACCTGACCTCGCTTGGCCTCGATCCCGACAGCGATACAGGCTTCGACATGATGAGCCAGTTGAAGAATCTCACCCTTGCCTGGGAGCCGCCAGATTGAGCCCGCTGGAACTCTACTGGAGCCGATGCGAGGGCAGGATCGTGTTCGGTTTCAACGATTGCTGCATGGTCGTTGGCGACGTGATCCTGGCGGCCGGCGGGCCGGATCTGATGGCTCCCTATCGTGGACGCTACAAGACAGCTATCGGCTTTGCCCGCGCCTTCAAGCGGCAGGGTTTTGACACGTTGCAAGATGCCTGCCTCGCGCAGCTGGAGGAATATGGTGAGGCGGTGGACGCGCCAAGGGATTTCGATGTGGCCATCGTGAGCTATCAGGGCCACACCGGTCCGGCGGTCTCGCCTGCCTTCTACCATGGTGGCTTTTGGTGCCTGCGCTCGGAGGACGGGATGTTTGTCTCGCAGGGTTCTCCCGAAACGATCTGGAGAGTTATCTAATGCCCGGTCTTGGCGCCTCTCTGGCCTTCTCCCTGATTTTCGGCCTTGGCATTACGGGCGGCGCGGCGGTGACCGCGATCACAACGGCGGGCGTCATTCTCGGCTATGCCGCACCCCTGGCGCTGGCCATCGGCTCGCAGGCCTATCAGTTGAACAAGGCTCGGAAGAATATCTCGCCCACAAACGACCCGAATGGCATCCAGCAAATTCTCAAGCAGAGCATCCCGCCGCAGCGCCTCATTCTCGGACGGGCCACCACGGGCGGCGCTCTGTTCTTCTACCGGGCAAAGAAGCCTTACATCTGGTACGGCATCTTGCTCGCGGCGCATGAGGTCGACGGCTTCGAAAACCTGTTCATCAATGGACACACCGTATTCATCGGGCCGGACGGCTTTGCGACTTCCGAGCCGTTCCGTGACGGCACGCGCAAATATATCGAGGTCAGCTTCAGGAACGGCACAATCGATCAGGCAATTGACCCGATCATCGCCCGCGACTTCCCCGACATGCCAGCGACCTTCCGGCAGCGTGGTCACGCAACCATCGTGATCAAGGCGCATTTCGGCTTTGGGGATGACTATGAGGCCAAGGTCGAGGATCACAAGCGCGTCTATGGCGATCAGGGTTCGCTCAGCCCGCTTGTCCGCCTGCGCGGTGCACGGATGCCCGATCTCAGGAAACCGGGCGTTTCGCTTGGTGCCCCATCCACATGGATATGGACGGACAACGCGCCACTCTGCCTTGCCAAATATCTCACACATCAATGGCCGGATACGCAGCTCATATCGCCCGACCGCCTCGATTGGGACGCATTCATGCTGGCGGCGGATGAGGCCGATCGGTGGGAGACTTCGAAGGATGGCACCACATTTCACCGGCACACGGTCAACGGTGTGGTGCAATCGACCGACGATCCCTGGGACGTGATCGAGAATTTCAAGGTGGCTATGGGTGGCCATGTGATCGTGGAGCGGGGAAAGGTCTATCCCATCATCCGCGCGCGCCGCGAACCAAAGGCCACCCTTCACCAGAACATGATTGTCGGCGGGCTGGAATACACCTCTGAGCCGCGCGACCGGGAATTGGTGAATATCGTCAAGCCGACCTTCGTTTCGCCGGAACGCGAGTTCCAGGAGGTGGAAGGCCCGACACTGCGCCGCGAGGACCTGATTGTTATCGACGGGAAGCCACGCGAAAGCAGCCTCCGCGGCGCCTTCGTGGAGGATCACCGCCGCATTCAACGGTTCGCCCAGGCGCAGCTTAATTGGGCGAGGGATGGCCGCACGCTTAGCGTAGGCGCCACGATGGAGGCGCTTTCATGGACGGTGGGCGAGGTCTATCGCGTTCACCTTCTTGGTGCTCTGGCCCGCGTGAATGGGCTTTATGAACTCGTTTCCAAGGATTGGGATGACCGCATGGGCGGCTACAAGCTGCATTTCATCGGATACGACCCGGCTGCGACCGATTTCGATCCGCAGGACGAGCAAGATTTCACCATCGATGAAGACGTGTTGGAGGCAGAGGCCGCATGACGACGCATCTTGAGCAAGCCTTTCCCCTCAACACCAATTGGCCGGCAGCAAACGTCCGTTCCGAGGTCGCGCAGGGCATTGTCGGTGTGTTCGACACGCCCGATCTTTCCGGCGAGGACTTCACCATCCAGCCTTATGCGGCGATTGGCGTCTATGGCCCGGACGGTGACCTGGTCTTCTATGCTTATGATGCCGATGACACGACAACGGCAGATGATGGCGGCACGACTTGCATTGTCGTCTCCGGGCGGCGCTACAAGCGTTCTACCGAACTGACGGTGAAGGACGCGGCACTGAGTGCGACGACCAGCGCGCAGCCGGCATCGCCAGCGCTCGGGGACACCTACATCGTGCCGGCGGCGCCCTCCGGAACGGACTGGGCCAGTCAGGCAGAGACCGTCGCCACGTTCACAGCGCGCGGCTGGATTTTCCGTCAGCCTTATGTGGGCATGGTGGTCTATGTCGAGGATGAGGCCACCTTCTACCATTACAATGCCGCTGGCGACTGGCAGCAAGGCTTGCCTCCCGGCGCGCTTCCGGATGGTTCCATCGTTCCGATGAAGCTCTTTGAGCCCTTCGGTATTCTTGTGGTCGAGGATGAGCGCAATGATCCGCCGGGCGGAACCCCGACCACGGGCAGCCTCTATCAGGTCGGCACGTCTCCCACCGGGGCCTTTGTCGGCCATGTCGGGGAGATCGCGCGGTTCAACGGTGCAGGTTATGATTTCATCGCTCCGAACGAGGGCAACACGATCTACCGCAAGGATGCCTCGACGCTTTTTTCCTACCGCTCCGGCGCGTGGGAACTGACCATCGCCACGGCGGTGCTCAAGTTCTTCAAGATGTATGGGCCAAGTGGTAATGTTGCCTATGCCGACAGCACCACGCCGACAACCGTTCTGGCGGCCGCGAGCCTATCAGGGGCGGTGGGCGATGTTTGGGAAATCCAGATCAGGGACGGCTATATCCAGGCCAGAAGTTTGCAGGGCGGGACGCAGAAATGGTTTGAACTCGGGATATATGTCGATGCTGAGAGCTCGCCGCGCCATATCATAGCCTCTGTCCAAACAGCGGAAAGCGTACTGAACAGCGACAGCGCTCGCGCGGATAGCTTCTACTACATTTCCGTGGATGACGTCGCCACACACACGTTGAGCGTGAAGGCAAGGCGCACAACAGGCGCAGTGAGCACAGATAGCCGAATTGCCCGCGCCACCATGAACATTCGCCGCCTGACGCCGTCGGCCTAAACCAAACCTGAAATCACCATCTGCAGAGCATCGCCGCGCTTTTCACCAGCGCGCGGTAGCCCTTGCGCATATGTGAGGAAACCCACGCATGCCAATCATCAAGCCCTCGACCGCGTTCAAGCAGAGTGCCGATTGGGTTTCGGCGGAAGTTCGCGCCTACATGAAAGATCAGGTCTCCACGCATGTGGATACCGTGCAGGATGTGCGCGACAATGATTTTGAGAAATCCCGGTTCATCTTCGTCAAGTCGCTGGCGGCGACATTCCGCCTCGATCTTTCCTCGGGTGCAGATGACGATGGCATCAATGTCCTGCATGACAACATCGGTCGGCGGTATCTGAAGGTCATTGGGACCGGTTTGGGTGGCGTGGATTTCGACGCGCAGGTGGCCGACCTTGCCGGCAGGGCCGCATATGATGATGAGGCCGAGGGCTTCAAGGTTCTGGTTTCAGATGTTGGTGATGGGCGCGCGGCCATCTATTCAAAAGACAGTGGCGCATCCGCCGATTGGAGTGATCCGGCCTATGTGACAGGGCCGCAGGGATCGACCGGCGACATTGGCGGAGTGGCATTCCAGTTCGATGACGGGACCGCAGACGCCAATCCAGGTGCCGGCAACATTCGGGCCAACAACGCCGATCTGTCCGCCGCGACGACGCTCTTTGTCTCCAAGACTAATCGCTACGGCGACGATCTTTCCGCCTTCCTTGCGTCTCTCGATGACTCCACGAGCTCGCACAAGGGATATCTCACGCTCACGGCGCCGGACAGCGAGACCCAAGCGACCTTCAGCATCACCGGACTTACAGACGCTTCCGGCTATGTGAAGCTCACGGTAGGCGGGCATTCAGGGGCAACGTCGTTCGTTGATGCCGAGCGTTTGGCGTTCCAATTCTCTCGCACTGGCAATGCCGGCGATTTGAATGGTGTGACACCCGGCCCTACCGGCCTCGAACTTCTTGAGGCAGAGACGGAAGGGGATGCGCGGGATGTGTTGGGACTTGGCCATGTTATTACGCTGCAAATGTTCGGCGGCATTGCATCTGATGATGAGGCGGATGCGGCGACGAACAAAACCGCCATCGACGCGGCTATTGATCGCGCCGCGCTCACCGGGAACAAAATCCTTGTCTTGGGCAAGTTTGTCACGAACGGAGCAATCATTGACGCAAACGTCGAATTCGCAGGGATCAACGGATACTCTCAATTCCGCCTGCCGAACGCCAGCACCGATCAGATGTTTATTCTATCTGGTGCGGAACTAAAAGTCCGCTTCAACGGGATTACGTTCAAAGACGAGAGCGGTACCAATGCTTCTGGTGAAAACAGGTCTATTTTTGATTCTGCTTCGCAGGAAGGGGCTGATGTCGCTTTTCACGATTGCGACTTCATTGGCCTAGCCTGCTATGGCATTCAGTTCTACGGCGTTCCGGGTTCCGGTGCTGAACGAATTTCCGTAACACGATGCCTCTTTAAGGACGGCGTCGAACATTCCGATACGGTCGATAACTGCAAAAATATCATCATCTTCAACGGTGCAGATGCTTGGATTGACAGCAATGTGTTCGAGCAGCCTGTTCCCTATCTTGCGTATGGAAGAACAGCGATCACGGTAGGCACATTCTCTGGTTTGGGAGCAACTTATAGCCGCCTTCATATCGCAAACAATTATGTAATTGGATGCGGGAAAGTGAACAATAGCGCAGGCGGCGCGCTTGGTGCTATCGACAACCATGAGTATTACGAAGAAACCTTCATCTGCAACAATCGCGTTATCTCTCCGGTGTTCGGTGGGATAAGACAAAAGGCTGACAGTCGCCGCCTCATCATCACAGGCAACATAGTTCGCGATAAAGTTGGGGACGTCTCATCTGCAAGCATTCAGGTCACGCCAGCGCCGTCCAACTCTGTCGGCAGCGATTACATCATCGCAAACAACATTGTTGATGGTTCAAGCGGAGATGGGATTGGGTTGTCAAATGATGTTCTCGACGGGAACGTCATTCGATTATCTGTCACAGACAATATCATCAGCGACATGGTTGGTTACGGGATTCGAGTTGACGCCTTCAAGGATTGCGTCGTGCGCGGTAACATAATCGACGGAGGCAATGTGTCCTTGATGGGCATATTCTTTGACGATGCGGAAGGGTCGATTCTTGTCCAAGGAAATACACTTCGAAATCTGCAAAACGCTTCCTCAGCCAATTATGCTATAGTTCTCCGTTGAATAGCCCCGAGTTTCGTGGACGCCCTCGGGTTACATTTCCTGCTGCCGTTCGAACTCGACGGGTGACAGCATTCCGTTCCTGACGTGCTTGCGCTTCGGGTTATAGAACATCTCGATGTAGTCGAACACGTCCTTCCTTGCCTCCTCGCGTGTTCGGTAGGTCTTGCGCCGTATCCTCTCGCGCTTGAGGAGATTGAAGAAGCTCTCCGCCACGGCATTGTCATGGCAATTACCGCGACGGCTCATCGAGTGCTCAAGATTGTGCTGCTTCAGGAACGCCGCCCAGTCCATGCTGGTGAATTGCGAGCCTTGATCGGAATGGACCAGAACCTTGCTCTTCGGCTTTCGACGCCACACCGCCATGAGCAACGCCTGCAGCACGACATCAGTGGTCTGCCGGCTCTGCAGCGACCAGCCGATGACGCGGCGCGAGAACAGGTCGATCACCACGGCCAGATAGGCAAAGCCCTCCTGGGTCCGGATATAGGTGATGTCAGTCACCCACGCCCTGTCCGGCGCATCGACATCGAACTGCCGGGCAAGGGTGTTGTCGATCACGACTGACGGCTTGCCGCCATAGGAGCCGGGCCGACGCTTGTAGCCGATCTGCGCCTTGATCCCGGCCAGCTTGGCGAGACGAGCGATGCGGTTGGGGCAACTGGTCTCTCCCTGATCGAGAAGGTCGTCATGCAGCTTGCGATAGCCGTAGACCCTGCCGCTTTCCTTCCAGGCCTTGCTGAGAAGCGCGGTCTGACGGACATCTTCCCGAGCCCGTTTGCTCAGCGGGTTCTTCAGCCAAGCATAGAAACCACTGGGCCGGATACGCAGGCAGCGGCACATCGCCCGCACCGTGAACTGCTGGCGATGCTCGGCAACAAACGCGTATCTCACTTTGCATCCTTGGCGAAATACGCGGTGGCTTTTTTTAAGATGTCGCGTTCCTCGGTGACGCGCACCAGCTCCTTCTTCAGACGACGTATCTCTGCCGCCTGATCCCCATCGCTTCCTGATGGCTTCGAGAACTTCTTCTTCCACGCATAGAGCGAGTGTTGGCTCACGCCCAGCCGCTGCGACACCTCCGCAACCGGATAGCCCCGCTCGGTGATCTGCGTGACAGCATCGCGCTTGAACTCATCACTGAAATTGCCGGTCCCCATCATGGCCTCCTTGCCTCAAATTTAGGGAAGAAGGCGTCCACAAATCTAGGGGCTATTCA